ATGGTAAAACAGAGTATAAACCAATATTAGGTTTATCAACAGATAGGTATATTAAATAATGGCAATAACAAGAGCGCAGATTTCAAAACAATTAAAACCTGGATTAGGTAGAGGTTGGGGTAAATGGGAAAGAGCTAAATTTAAAAAAATTTTAGACAAAACCCATGGTAAAGAATATAAACCTAATAAATGGAAAAAATAAAATTTATTAGTAATATACTACCCCCTTCTACAAATATTGAAATAATAAAATTATTAACTGAAGCCAAATGGTATGTAGGAGTAGATAAAGAAACTAATAATGCCAGGTATACTGATTTAATTTCTGGAAAATATTATGGTTTTTCTTACGACCCATATAATTTACAAAATAATCAATCTAATCCTTTTACTAATACTCAAACTCGATCTGATTATGAATTATTCTTATATGGCAAAATAGTTTTTCAAAAAGTTTGTCATGAGGTAAATTTTAAAAAAGCAAAACTTATAAGATTAATTTATAATATGTACTATCCACATCATAATACTTCAACGCATACGGATGTAACATCGGTTGAAGAAAACTTAGAGTGTTATAGCATTTTATATAATTTACATACCACGGATGGGGGTACTGAAGTAGATAATTGTTTTTATAAAGATGAGATGGGACAAGCCAAAGTATTTCCAAGCAAGATTAATCATAAAGGTATTGGTCCAAAAAAAGATAATGTAAGATTTAGTCTAAATATCCTTATTGAAAATTTGAAGGACTAGATTAGTGAATAAAAAAATGATAAACTTACCTCAGTTGTACAACCACAAAATGGAGTAGGATTAACTCTCAAAGTGGCCACTAAAAAGGATAGAGATGCCAATAATAGGTAGTAAAAATTATTATAAAGGAATGATTAATGGCTAAATTAAGAGGTAACCCTGCGGTTGTTACAAAAATAAAACCTGGTTTAGAAATGCATGAATTTATGAGAACTCATCAAGGCATAGAAGATGTAGCAGATTATAGTAGAATATATGGTAAACCAAAAAAGAAATCAAAGAAATCAAAAAAAGCTAATGGAGGTTTTATCTCTGTTAGTGAATATGTGGAGGACCTAATATAATAATGGGTACTAAAAAAAAGACAATATTACCAAACTATTTAAAGAAAAAACTGACAGGAACTACAATTAGTGGCGGTGCTAGTATAGGTGATGATGAGTGGACAACAACACCAAGCGGAAGTTTAACAATAGGAAAAGGTAAGAAAAAAGCCAACATAAATATTTCAAAACCTTTTAGTAAATTTGATAAAGAAAATATTAACAGCACAATAGGACTTGGTTTTACAAAAGAAGGTAAAAATTCTTCATTAACCGTAGAAGGCTCTAAAACAGGTAAAAGTAAAAACCTAGGTATTAGTTTTACAAAAACTTTTAATCATGGTGGTGAAGCAAGAGTTCCAGGATCTGGAGCAGCTATCAGAGGTACATCATTTAAAGGCATATTCTAATGTGGAAGTGATTTACTCTACACTATGAGAATGGTATTATAAGATATTAAATTAAGGAGAACTATTATGGCAAATACAAGAAGAACGAATCGCATAGAAGAATTAGGTCGTGTAGATTCAGAAAAAGCATACACTAAAAAAGGTAAGAAAAATCTTAAAGCTGAAAAAAAAAGAGTAGTTAAAGAAATTAAAAAAGCTAGAACAGGCACAATGGTAAATAAACCTTCAACTCAAGGTTTTGGTGCAGCTAGAACTTCTGGTACGGGATTACAAGATGAATCTTTAGCACCGGGTCAAAGTTATGTCCTTACTAAAGGTGGAGATTATACTAAAGACTTATTATAATGAATTATGGCGACATCAGGCACTACATCATTCGATTTACAAATTGATGAGATTATAGAAGAAGCATACGAGAGATGCGGCTTACGAACAAATAGTGGATATGATATTAAAAGTGCCAGACGAAGTTTAAATCTTTTATTTTCTGAATGGGGTAACAGAGGTATTCATCTTTGGAAAGTTCAACTTAATCAAATTATTTTAGAATCTGGTGTTCCAACTTATTTTGTTCCAACACAAGTTAGTGATGTTATGGAAGCATACATCTCTTCAACAGGTTCAGCTAATGGTACATTAAATACAGCATTAACTTCATCAGCTACTTCAGTTGTTTTAACTGATGGCTCTTCTTTTGCAGTAAGTGGAACCATTCAAATTGGTTTAGAGATGATGACTTACACAGGTAAAAGTACAGATACTTTAACAGGTGTAACAAGAGGAGCATTAGGATCTATTGCAGTAGCACACGTAGCAGGGGTTGCAGTACAAAACATAACAGCCCAAGGAACTGCTGATACTAATGATATTGCTTTAAATAAAATAGATAGATCGGCTTATTCTGCTCTACCTAATAAATTACAAGTAGGTCAACCCTCTCAATACTTTGTAAATAGATATACACAACCTACTATTAGTTTATATCTTGCACCCAATATTTCAACTTATACTACTTTAAAATATTACTCCATTAATAAAATTGAAGACGCAGGGAAATATACAAATACAACAGATACACCTTCCAGATTTTTACCATCTATGTGTTCTGGTTTAGCTTATTATTTATCACAAAAAAGAGCACCCGATAGAATACAGGTTTTAAAACAATTATATGAGGATGAATTATTAAGAGCACTAAATGAAGATGGTGCAAGAACTTCTGTATATATTTCTCCTCAAACTTATTTTGGAGATGGAGTATAATGTTTTGGATATATCATATATTAGCTATCTGTACTGTTATAGGAATTAGTTTTGGAATTGGTTATTTAATAGGAAAGGAATATTATGGCTTGGGCAAGAGGTAAACAATCTTTAGCAATTTCTGATAGATCAGGACAAGCTTTTCCATATTTGGAAATGGTTAAGGAATGGACAGGTGCTTTAGTTCATATTTCAGAATTTGAACACAAATCTCCACAAATTAGTCCTCCTTATCATCAACCAGATCCTATAGCGCTACAGGATCCTAGATCACAAGATTTTCAACAATTAACAGAGGTAAGCGGAGTATTAGCATCATCTGGAGGACAAGGAATGATAACAGCAGATTTAACTTTACCAGGTCAATTTGCTTTTATAAATCAAGGAACTTCATCAATGACTCCTGCAGATCCGTCATTACAAAATAAAAGAAGAGAATTAAAAATAGTGGCAGCTTCTGTAACTGTGGTAATATCATAATGGCAATAACTTATACAAATTTTTTAACCCAAGTAAGAAACTATACTGAAGTTGATAGTAATGTTTTAACTGATGCTATCATTCAAGATTTTATTAGATCTGTTGAATTAGATATAGCAGGAAAAGTTGATTATGATGATTTAAGAAAATATTCTCTTTCTAATTTTACTGCCAGCAATCGATATGTGAGTTTACCTGCTGATTGCATGATTGTAAGATCTGTTCAAGCTATTAACAGTGGAGACAGAACCTTTTTAGAAAAAAGAGATACTAGTTTTATTTCTGAATATAATAATGATGGTGCTACAGGACTTCCTAAATATTGGGCTAATTGGGAAGATAATGTCCAACAAGGTAATATTATTTTAGTAGCTCCAACACCTGATTCTGCATATCAAGTTCAATTGAACTTTATTAAAGATCCCCCACAATTTACTTCAACAAATAATACTTATATATCTACTTATCAAGAATCTATGCTATTACATGGAGTTTTAGCAGAAGCTTTCAGATATTTAAAAGGACCAGAGAATATATACAACCTCTACAAAACAAAGTATGATGAAGAGGTACAAAATTTTGCTCTTCAGCAAATGGGGAGAAGAAGACGTGCAGAATTTGATGATGGGGTACCACGTATTGTGATACCATCACCATCACCATAAATTTATAAAGGAGAACAATTATGGCAATAACAACAAACGCAATCGCTAATTCTTTTAAAAAGCAATTAATAGAAGCGACTCACAATTTTAGTAATCCAGGTGGAAATAAATTCAAACTTGCAATGTATACTAGTGCAGCAACACTGGGATCTGGAACAACTTCCTACACTACAGGTGGTGAAGTAAGTTCACCAGCAGGTTATACAGCTCAAGGACAAGCTTTAGTTAATGTTGGAACTTCAGTTTCATCTGGTGTAGCTATTACTGATTTTAGTAACTTATCTTTTACAGGAGTAACACTAACTGCAAGAGGTGCATTAATTTTTAACTCAAGTGCAGCTAACAAAGCAGTAGCAGTATTAGATTTTGGTGGAGATAAAACAGCAACAGCAGGAACATTTACTATTCAATTTCCAGCTTATACAACTTCTGCTGCAATATTAAGAATTGCATAAGGAAATAAAATGATATGGGCGCTACTTGGGGTTTACAAACATGGGGTTTCGAAAACTGGGGTACACTCGGTGATCAAACCTTTACCTTAAGTAGCACCAATCTTCAGTCATCATTTTCAGTAGGCACTGTACTTGTCGATACAGACATAAATATAGGGTGGGGTGGAGATACATGGAGTGAAAATGCCTGGGGTGAATTAGCAGGTGTTTATCAAGATGTTACAGGAATTTCTGCAACATTAAGTATTGGTGCAGAAAGCGTACAAGCTAATGCTGATGTTGATGTAACTGGTTCTCAATTAACCATTACAAACGCAGGTATTCTTGCAGGAATTTCTTATCTTGCACTACCAACAGGACAAAGTTTAACAACAAGTATAGGTAATGAAACTGTAGGTATTGGAGCTGATGTTACAGGACAATCTTTAACCACAGCTATTGGTACCGC